GAAAACAAATAACCGGACAAACCAAGGTATTTTGCTATAGATAAATTCATCTACAGCGTGAGTACCAAAGTCTGGCTCAGTGATCGATTTCAGCCCAGGAACTGAATCGTATTCGATCTCTCGATATACGTTCAGAACCGAAAGGTAGAATTTAGCAAGTTTAGTATCTCCGCCCCGGATCTCCGCTCTATGCTGAGCTAAGATAATCCGAGGTAAAGATCCACCCCGTGAAACTGCCATCCCGGATATTAACCGAGGATTAGCAATTCTATGGCCACCTAAAGACTGCTGTAGCAATACAGCAGAGGCTTTAAGTGTTAAGCAAGTTCCTTTCGGACCTTGAGTTGCCATAAGGTGTCTTATACGTCTTACAAGTAAGACAATTGTACGAATTCGACCAGGCGTCAATCGCATACCCACTATTATAGATATACTTCTCAGTATATTAATTAGTGGGCTCTGTCCTTTTAGAGACAGAATATCATTAAAGTGGTTTAGACTGAATCTCAGCCGTGTCAATACAAATTTGTTAGTTTGTGTTTTCATGGTTTGAGTGTCCGACTTCACGGTCAGATTGAGAGGGAGTAAGGGAAGCAAATTTAACTTCTCTCCAGGAGACAAGTCTCCCGGATAACTCCATGGATTTCTCCAAAGAGTCAGACCCCGCGCTAGGTGTTACCCCAGGCCGGGCCGCTTGGTGCCATACTATGCATCAACCGGGTAAAGGTTTGGGGATACCGATATTTAGTCGGGATCCCATTCAGTATACCTGCTTTAAACTTCAGTTTCCAGTGTCATTCGACACCGGGCTGCAGATAGCCCCGAGAGGCTGCAAGTGCTACTTGGTTCCGTTGCCGGACCCTTGTAGTTCCATTGTGGCGTTCAAGGTCGGGGCCCCCCAGGGGCTCCCTAACTTTTCAGCAAAGAGGATGTTACCATTCCCTCACAACTTTCCTACCGAGTCCGGTGCGGAGTCTAAACTCCAGAGCCGTTTCGCTAAGAAATAAGTTTCCCCAATCCTATTTAGATAGGTACGGTGAGACTAA